GCGGTCTACTGTCCGGTTAATAGGTGGTGCGATCTCTGGTGTACAGGTGTAACCATCAAGATCCTTACTCCTGTAACTGCAGCTAGCAGTGGGAGCAATAGCAAAGGCACGAACCATGTTGTTCTGTCTTGCAACGTAGGCAGCTTTGTTGATGCCTTCATCAATTGCATAGACGAGCTTGTAAGCAGGACTCTTGACAGTCTTGCCTTCGATGTACTGCTCCAGGGCCGTGCCGAATTGCTCGTAGGTTACCCCGTACCTCCGTAGGAGATTGGCGAGCCCGAGCATTCCAAGTCCAACTTGTCTGTCCACGACTGAGGGGAGATATTCTCCTGAAGCGCCAACACCAGTTTTACCGTGGAGTTCACACAGCTCCTGCATACCTTGAACGAAAGCTTTTGGGATGTCCCCGTACACACAGGCACCCAAGTTGATATGTTGCAACAAGCACGTTCCGCGTGAGGGCAGATATACTTCAAGGCATACATTTCCTCGGATTCGTTTTCCTTCATTGTCATACTTAACTTTGTTTAGCCAGATGTCGCCTGATTTAATTCCGTGAAGCAAGTCTGGTTTGAACTTGCATTCTTCCCACCACTCATCTGTGATATTGATGCAGCGTTTAACCCAAGGGAGTTCTGATCGAGGTGTATTAATGAACTCCAAAGCGTCTGGGTGGGAGAGATCGAGGTGAAGAACAATCGCTCCATTTTTATACACTCCGCCGCGACGGAGAATTTCATTTAGTGTTGAATAGATCTTGCCGAAAGAGACTGGGCCAGATGCAACAAGTCCCTTTCCATTTTCTGAGTTTCTGGGTCGCAGTTTCGACAGGTGGATCGCGCAACCCGCTCCATATCGCAGAGCATGACTTGCAAATTTCCAGCTAGCTTCGATTCCATTTGGTCCTTCCATTTCGTCTTCTACTGTGAAGACAGTGCATGACACTGGAAGCCGTGACTCAGGATTGTCGAGCCACGATTGTACACGTCCAGTACGTGAGATATATGATGTGGTCATTCGATAATTAGATCGTTCAAATAAGGTGGTTTGTAGTTAGGTCCTTTAAGAACCTTCCCGTCTGCTCGGTAGATAGGTTTGCCATCTTCACCAAGCTTTGACATATTTGATTTGTGGATACGACGCATTGCCTCGTCTAAATCCCAATCCTGAGATGCTGCCATCTGATAGCAAACATATACAAGGTCAGCTAGTTCTTTGAGTTGTTCCGATTCTTCTTGGAAGTGAAATGCTTCGTGAAACTCACTCCATTCCTCATCAATCAACGTCTTCTGTACATCACGCTCAGTAGCGTTCTGGGAGAGAGAATACGCTGCTCGGAACTCTTCCGCCTGATCCATCAAGCTCTGACTCTGCATATGTGTGCTGTAACTCATTTTGTAGATAGTGGATTGCTTTTTCTATGTCTTGTTCTTTGCTGTCTTTATGTCCAGCACGGCAGATGTACTTCACTGCACATCCAAGGTGATAATTTAATTGCTGGTCTCTGATGAAGTCCCAGCATTCGATGGTGCCTCTGGTGTAGTAGGCAGGTGAATCGGCCATTGTTTAACTAGGTTAGATACGGTGTTGGCTAACGCAAAGTTCTGCCTCTGCAGTGCCATGAATAATGTGATGATGTCTGCTTTATCTGCCTGCGGTAGTAGATCTTCAAGCCTTCTCAGTTTGAATGACTGCTCCATCGTCGGCTCGATAATCGGCATCGGGGGTCCATGGAATGACGGTATGTTCGATTGGGTCATAGTCTGTATGGGTAAGAATGCGTGCAAGCCTTGCATTCAACAAAGCATCGTCTTCAGTTAATTCTTTATCTTTAAATGCTTGGACAACAGTCTTCCATGTGTAGCCATGTTCTTCAAACAAACTAACTGCACGTTTAACTCCTATTCCAGGTGCTCCGGCATATCCATCGGTTTGATCTCCGGCTAATGTTTGAATGAGATGCCACCTAGCACCCTCTACAGGGTCAATTGTGGTTAACTCTTTCATGTCATATAGTTTGCCAGGGATTTGACGCATGTCCTTATCAGGACTGCAAATAATATTACCAACATTGGCTGTTGCATAAATGCCCATCGCATCGTCTGCTTCAAGCTCTGGTAGTCGAATAACCTCATATCTTTCCGATAATTCTGAGATAACTTTTCTGTATCCACAGGGCTTCTTTCTATTTCGATGACCCTTGTATTCCGGGTAAATTTTTTTCCTAAAATTTTTAGAGTCACTGAAAAACAAGATGAGTGTGGGTACGTCCCACATAAACTCGTTCTTGATTCGTGTTAAGTCACGTTCTACCAGCTTCATGGCATCGGAGAAGCGACTGACAACAGTGATTACATCATCACCCCAGTCAATGTCCTCTTCAGCTCCAGCACAAGCTTTGTAGACGATGTAGTCAGCATCAATGAGTAGTTTCATCAATGAACCTCTGACCAGTTTTTCCCTTGCTTAGCTTCTGCTTCGATTGGGATTCGTAAGTTGTAGTACTCTCCAGCCGCTGCAGCTGAATATACCAAGGATGTTGATAAATCTGCTGCGTGTTCTGGGGCGCACTCGAATTGTAATTCGTCATGTATAAATGCGAGCTGTGATGCACACAGCCCTGTTTGTTTAATAGTTTCGTCGTTAATAACCATCCACCGCTTAGCTACGCAGGCGGCACCGGATTGAAGCAAGAAGTTTAAAGACTTATGAGGACTATCTACTTTAATGGGTCTACCATCAATGCTTAAAATAATTCCCGTCTGCGTAACTTTCTTTTTAACTGCTTCCAATAGTTCCGACAATCCATCAATAGCAGAAACAAACGCTTCTCTAATTTCTTTGCCTTTCTTTTTTGCTTGTGCTTCACTTAAGGTTGAGTCATAGGAAAACCCAATTTTGGAATTTCCTGCACCGTAAATGAAGGCATAGCTGATGGTTTTGACTTGTCTCCGAGTAACCCCGATGGCGTCGGCATTAACTTGGTGAATGTCGCCATTGAGGAGGATATCTGCATAACGCCCGCCATCAAAACGAGCAAGGTAATGAGCGAGCATGCGAAGTTCGATGCCAGCAAGATCAGCACCAACCATGAGTTGTCCTGGTGTTGCAGTGAAGAGTTTTCTAAATTCTTTTTCATTTTTGACCTGTGCGAGGTTTGGGTTTCTATGGGCGCACCTGTGTGTGCTCGTTGCAACGCTTGCATGATGATGTATCCGGTTAGCATTCGTATTCAGCCTGAGCCATGCGTTGGTGCCTTCGGAGATCATCCCCAAGCTCTTCGTAATATCGAGACATTTCAGAAATTCCAAAGCAATCGATGGCCCACCTGATGCAGCCGTCTCCTTCAATACAACTTCGTCGATAATCGGCTTCCCAGTAGGACTCATCTGAGTCGGCTTCCAGCCATGAAATGTTTGCAGGATCCATGAAATATGATCTCTTGATGTTGGGTTAGTTTCCTTCAGCTTTGTGAATGGGCATCCTTTGACATATCCAGATGTTTTGTTATCTCGTTTAGGAGTAAATTCTGATCCTTTAACGAAAGGGTGCCTGTTGCGTAATAGTTCACAAGTTTGTTCAAGCTCTGCTCTGAGAGACGATGCAAGTTCCCATGCAGCGCGTTCATCAAAGTGCCATCCATGTATTTCTTGTTTAGTAAGTATCTGAGCTACTTTGTGCTCTAATTTGACCCACTCAGGTATTTGTGGAAGTGGTCGCATAGTTTGATTGTGACGTTTACATCTTGAGCGCAGTATGTCTCCATTTCTGGTGACCATTCCTGCCAATCCGTAGTCTTTCCAAACTCTCCTTTGTATTCACCCAACCTGTAGCCATAAGCTTCTAAGGAGTGTCTACCCCGTAGTTGTAATGGCATGTTTGGTTTGTCCAGCTTTCTGTCTACATCCAACATGTCTGTGTGATATAGACGTGACAGCAATAAGGTGTCAACTATCAGAGACTTTGGGTCAAACCATGGATATAGTTTTTGAATAACTGGGATGTCGTATCCAATGATGTTATGTCCGACTAGTACATCAGCATCTTCTAGTCGTTGGACGCCTCGTACAATCGGTTCTTGATTACCTTCATCGTTGTAGATAATCGTTTGATCAGCTTCGCTATCGTAAATAACAAGGCAGTGGATCTTGGTAACATCATTCAGCAGCCCGTTTGTCTCCAGGTCGAATACCAGCATTTTTCCATTCGTAGGTTTTATCTACAAACTGAGCCCTTTGTACAGCTTCAGGTGTAGGTGGATTAGGTCGTTTCAAGTAAGCATCCTGTTCAGCTTTAAAAATCTGTTGTTGGATCGAACTCGGAATGGGCTTCAGTTTCATTAAATTTACAAGTATTAAGGTCGTAATTCAGTTGGCAAGCTTCACCAACTTCGCCTGAATAGCGATTTTTAAGGACTCGCACTGTCGTAGCATTCCGTTCAGAATCACTCTGTTGATCTCTTTCGAGTGCGATAACTGCATCTGATAGTTGGCCAATACTTCTGCTGCCTCTGAGAGATCGGAGTTGTACACGTCCACCCTCTTCATGTGATTGTCCATTTGGTGGTGTAGTTGTATGGCAAACAAGAAACATTGCTATACCTGTGCGCTCCACTAGTGACCTTAATTTAGTCATAGTGGTATCGATCATTCGACGTTCGTCTCCTTCAAGACCACTCAAAAGAATGCTTAAGTGATCAAGGAAGATGACCTTTGTTTCAAGGCCAGCAGCCATATATTCAATGCGGTTATAGATATGATCAGGGTCATAAGATCCAAACCCGTCAAACAGGTGAAGATTCCATTTAGCAATAGTCTGGTCAAAGATCTCTGTTAGCTCGCTTCGTTGTTGTTCCCCGAGGTGTAGAGATTTTCTAGCGGCGACAGACATGAGTCCAAGGGCTGTTCTTCGATTAGATTCTTCAAGCGCCAGGTAACCGCACCGCTCCCCTTTACTGAGAAGGTCAGCACATATTTCTCTGAGAATGGAGCTTTTTCCGACCCCAGAACCTGCAGTAAGCGTGACAAGCTCTCCGTATCTGATCCCATGTAACTTGTCTTGTAATCCTTTGAATGGGTAGTCATGATCTGCTGGTGGTGAAGGTGTAGTTACTAATTCAAGTAGTGTTTTTGCATCGACAATTCCGTCTGGTTGGTATTGAAGATGGTCATAGTTATGTACTGCTCTAATAGCCTCACTGTCACCCGCTTGGAGTGCCTCTGAAGCGTCCTTGTAATCCTCTAGAAAGCCGATGAAAGCCTTGCCTGGTGGTAATACACTTGCTGCCTCTTTAGCAGCCTTCTGGCCTGCTTCATCGTTATCAAAAAAGATCACTACCTTGTCGTAGTAGTTAATCCATTCGTAGTTATTTTGGAAAGCTTTCTTAGCTGATGGTGCTCCGTTTGGTATAGAAACCACGTCCCAGTTGGGTTGTGCTTCCCAGACAGACATAGCGTCCATCTCACCTTCAGTAATGACTAGCTTCGATGTCTTGCTAGTCGTCTTGTGACGAAAGTTTTGCATTCCAAAGAGGGTTTTAACCTCTCCTTCACAGCGGAAATCTTTGTCTTTTGTTCTTACCTTTGCCCCAACAACCTTGCCATTACTGTCGTAATAATAGTGGCGTAAGAGGCCTTGACCATCTTTGTATGTCTTGAACTGTTCACAAGTACGTTCTGAAATTCCTCTTGATTGCAGTCTTCCGGCTGATCCTTCGAGTTGTACATTTGACACTTGTTGATTGTGAATGGTGGTGTTATTGCCATGCGTCCTTGCATGACATCTAAAACAAAAAGTGTGGCCATCTGAATACAAGCTATTTGCGTCAGATGAGCCACATTCTTGACACGGTATGTGTCTAATAAATTCTGACTCAGACGAGCCATTGGATTGGTATTGTTGCAAAGCTAGTCCAGGGGATTCCTAATTTTTCGCAGTATTTCGCGTAGGTTGTCTTTGACTTTTTGCTGATTGTATTGAAGGGTGCCTGAAACACCATGCGTAGATCTAATTCAGGATGTTGTGTCTTTACTGTCTTGATCTTGCGTCTATCAGCTGCATCCCAATATCCCTTGCACTCCAGAATCACCCCGTTAGGAAGTACGAAATCAGGAGTATAGATATGAGATATAACATAATCGACCTTGGTAGATTCATATTCGTATTTGACACCCAGATCAACGAGCAGGTCAGCTACCCGCTCTTCGAGACCTGAGCGGAAAGCCATTAGAAGTCGTCGCTATCCTCTACAGAGCTAGGTTCATTTTGCAAAACATTTGGTTCTGAGACCTTATATCCAGCGGTGGTGCCAAACAGTTCAGCAACATCTTCAGTAGACATATCCCCCACATCAACACCAGCTGATGAAGACAAGGAGACAACCTGAACAGCTTTCAGCTTCAGGCTTGTGCCATAGGTGACACCATCTCGGAGAATGTATGGTTTCTGATAGAGAGCAAGTTTGACTTTTGACCCACTGTAAATAGCAGTTCGGTCATCAGTAATAAGTGTACCTTCAGTATCAACTACTGGTGGTCGTGAGTCTTCATTCCAACTGAACTTAATACGGTACTGACCTTCATTGACTTCTTCCCAAGGTTCAGGCTTCAAGCTAGAACGCTTAGGATTCTTCAGTTTAGATTCAGCCCACTTAAGTGACTCAGTTCTATCGTCTTCAAGCTTGTCAATCATTGCCTGGTCAACAATAGCTGCCAGTGAATAGCCAAACTTAGACGGTTTCATAACAGCTTGGTATCCATCAAGGATTACAGGCTGTTCGGTTACAAATGTGTTTCGGGTCATTAACAGAAAAAATAGGTGGATTCAATTACCGACTCTGGTTTTAGTGTGTCGATAATCGGTGGTTCGGATTCAGCTCCGATTTGTTCAGCCCATGA